CTGGGGAACTAAATCAGAGGAAACTATGCACGAAGAAGAAAGATACTGTCCGTTATGTGATAAAAGAGAAACAAGATCTGAATGCTCTTACGGTGAAAAGACATGGGATAAAGTTTCTGTTAAGGATGAAGAATATTCGATGGCAAGATCGGAACTTAAGACTATTGAAGATGCGGTAAAAAGACTTAAAGCAAAGGTTGGTAAAGGTGAAGGAGATCTTGAAGCATGGGTCCAATCAAAGATTACTAAAGCAGCAGATTATATTGATACCGCAGCAGATTATATTGCAAGCGGAGAAATGGAAGAGCAAAAGTTAGTTGATAAAATCATAGATGAAATGAAGTGTTGGCCTGGATATAAAAAGAAAGGAACTCAAACACTTTTTGGTAAAAAATATAATCGCTGCGTAAAAGCAGAAGATGTGACAATTGAAGATGCTGATGGAAATACTTTTGCGGAAGTAGTTGACTTGATTAAACCCGAACCAATTAAAGGATTTAAGTCTCAAGTGGAAGAAGCAACAAGACTTCAAGCACAAACGGGGAATGTAATTGCAGTTACTCTTTCTTGGAGAGGAAAATACTATGCAATGAAAATGTTTTTCCCTCAAGTAAAGACTCCTTCAAGAAAAGAAATAAACGATGAACTCCAAAAAGTCTATCCTGGATCAATGGTTGTTTATCATTCAGTTTCAGAAATTCAACCAGGTCAACCATTAATTCAAGCATTTGGTCCCCAAGGTGGTAGTTCTGCAAAACCAGGACCAAATAAAAATTATGTAAAACCAATGGGAGAAGAAGTTGAATTGGAAGAAGTTGCTGCATGGCAACGTTCTGCAGGGAAAAATAAAGAAGGTGGACTCAACGAAAAAGGGCGCAAATCTTACGAAAGAGAGAATCCTGGAAGCGACCTTAAGGCACCCTCAAAGAAGGTTGGAAATCCACGCAGAAAAAGTTTTTGTGCTCGGATGTCCGGGATGAAGAAAAAACTAACTTCAGCAAAAACAGCAAACGATCCAAATAGCAGAATCAATAAATCATTAAGGGCTTGGAACTGTTAATATAAAATGAGGTTTTATTATGTCTGATGTTTATCTTGGTAATCCGCTTTTAAAAAAAGCAAATACTCCTATTGAATTTACTCAAGAACAAATTCTTGAGTTTGTCAAATGCAAAGACAATCCGGTCTACTTTGCAAATAATTATGTAAAGATCGTAACTCTAGATCATGGTCTACAAACTTTCAAACCATATCATTTCCAAGAGAAGTTAATTAATAACTTCCATAATAACAGATTTAATATCTGTAAAATGCCACGACAGACTGGTAAGTCTACAACTGTGGTTTCTTTTCTATTGCATTATGCAGTATTTAATGATAACGTTAATATTGGTATTCTTGCAAACAAAGCAGCAACTGCAAGAGAACTTCTAGACCGTCTCCAAACTGCTTATGAGAACTTGCCAAAGTGGATGCAGCAAGGCATCATTTCTTGGAACAAAGGATCTCTAGAACTTGAAAATGGATCCAAGATTTTAGCAGCATCAACCTCCGCATCTGCTGTCCGAGGAATGTCATTTAACATTTTATTCTTGGACGAATTTGCGTTCGTTCCAAATCATATTGCAGACTCATTCTTTGCATCGGTTTATCCTACGATTACTTCTGGTAAACAAACTAAAGTTATCATAGTTTCTACTCCACATGGTATGAATCATTTCTACCGAATGTGGCACGATGCCGAGAAAGGTAAGAATGAATATGTATTTACAGATGTTCACTGGAGCGAAGTTCCCGGAAGAGATGAAGAGTGGAAAAAGCAAACTATTGCAAACACAAGTGAGCAGCAGTTCAAAGTTGAGTTCGAGTGTGAATTTCTTGGATCTGTAGACACTTTGATTGCACCAAGTAAACTTAGATCTCTCGTATATGACCACCCAAAGACCAGCAGCGGCGGTCTAGACGTTCATGATGATCCAATAGATGATCATGACTACTTGATGACTGTGGACGTTGCTAGAGGCGTAGGAAACGATTACTCGGCGTTTACTGTAATTGATATTACCACTTTCCCTCACCAAGTAGTTGCAAAGTATAGAAATAATGAAATTAAACCAATGCTTTTTCCAAGTATTGTTGTGGACGTAGCAAAAAATTATAATAATGCCTACATTCTATGTGAAGTAAATGACGTTGGAGATCAAGTAGCATCAATTATTCATTATGATTTGGAATATACCAATCTACTCATGTGCTCTATGCGAGGTAGGGCAGGTCAGATTGTTGGTCAAGGATTTTCTGGTAAGAAAACACAGTTGGGCGTAAAAATGTCCAAGACGGTTAAAAAAGTTGGATGCCTCAATTTAAAAACAATGATTGAGGAAAGTAAACTTCTTTTTAAAGATTATGAAATTATGAGTGAGTTAACGACGTTCATTCAAAAGCATAATTCTTTTGAAGCAGAAGAAGGTTGTAATGATGACTTGGCAATGTGCCTTGTAATTTATGCTTGGTTGGTTGCTCAAGATTATTTTAAAGAACTTACTGATCAGGATGTTAGAAAGCGTTTATATGAAGAGCAAAAAAATCAAATAGAACAGGATATGGCTCCTTTTGGATTTATTGCAGATGGTTTAGATGAAACTAGTTTTGTTGATAATGAAGGAGATAGATGGTTCACTGACGAATATGGAGATCGTGCATATATGTGGGAGTATTTGTCTTGATAGATTTAGACAAGCAAATAAAATTAGGTCATTTATTATTAACAGATAGAAAATGTAGAACTTGTGGGCAACTGAAGAATTTGATAGGGGAATTCTATAGAACTCGTAAAGATAGAGGTCCTGTTGCATCTTCATATTCTTATGAATGCAAAGAATGTACAGTAAAAAGAATTTCAGATAACAGAAAAAATCATCCACATTTTTCTGAGTGTGAATATCCTGACTGGTAGTTGTTCACGTCATGTTTCCTTCCACGTAAAGTAACTTTTTAATAAATAATTTTTAGTTAACTGAGATTTACGGAGAAAAACATGGCGACTCCTCAATTATCTCCAGGCGTACTCGTCAGAGAGGTTGATTTAACTGTAGGGAGAGCTGATAATGTACTAGATAATATTGGAGCAATTGCGGGTCCTTTTGCAATTGGTCCAGTCGATGAAGCAATTGATATCACCACAGAAAACGAACTAATCAAAGTATTTGGAAAACCACTTTCCACGGATTCCCAATATGAATATTGGATGAGTGCATCATCTTTCCTTTCATATGGCGGAATTCTTAAAGTCGCAAGAGTTGACGGAACTAATCTAGTTAATGCTAATGCGATTAGAAATTCTTCTGGAGTCTCAACAGCAGGAGAGCCTTCTCTCAAAATTAAAAACTTTGATGACTATGAGGCAAACTATGCTGATGACATTGCAAACTATATCTTTGCAGCAAAGAACCCAGGATCCTGGGCAAACAATCTTAAGGTTTGTGTAATTGACGATAAAGCAGACCAAATATTAACTGTAGGTGCTGCATTTACTACAGCAGCATCTATTGGTATGGGAGTAACAACAACTCTCACCAATGTTCCTTCTGCTGGAGTTGGAACGACATCAGTATTCAATGGTTACTTAAAGGGAATTATTACTGGTATTGGTGCTAGCACCGTTGATGTTAAAGTTACATCTATCGTATCTACTGCTGGAGTAGAAACGCCAGTAGATTATGCACCAAAATCACAACTACAGTCATTTAAAGCTTCAACTGGTGGTGGAAACCTAACTGTAAGTTTGATTACCAATGCAGGTGTTGCAACAACTTCTGCTACAATCAACACTGGCACCAATCCAATCCGTGATTGGTATGATCAACAAACACTCCAATTGACCAATACTGCAATTTATTGGAGTTCAATTGCACCAAAACCAGGAACTTCACAATATGCAGTAAATAGAAATGGAAAGAGTGATGAAATTCACGTAGTAGTTGTAGATGACACTGGAACTGTTACTGGAATTCAAGGAAATCTTCTAGAGAAGCATCTTGGACTTTCCAAAGCAACTGACGCAATTTCTGCAGTTAACTCTCCACAGAAAATTTGGTGGAAGAACTATCTTGCAGTTTATTCAAATTATGTTTATGTTGGAGATAACCCATCAGATTCTATCAACGTAAACGAACCAGTTTATGCAACTGGATTCTCAACTGCTTTTGTTGGTTTCACTACTGCACAAGGTCTTTGGAATCAAGATGCGCAGGATAAAACATATAGTGCTCTTGGAAATGTAACTTATACTTTAAGTGGCGGTAAAGACTATTCCAATAGTGGCGGAATGGCAGCAACTCTGGGTGATCTATTTACTGCATATAATCTTTTCTCTAATAAAGATGAGATTGAAGTTGATTATTTGATCATGGGTCCTGGCCTAACCAACAAATATGAATCTCAAGCAAAAGCAAATCATCTTATTTCTATTGCAAATGGTAGAAAAGATTGTGTTGCTGTAATTTCCCCACATCGCGCAGATGTTGTCGATATTACCAACACCGATACTCAGACTGATAATATTCTTGAGTTCTTCTCACCACTTTCATCTTCATCATATGCTGTATTTGATTCTGGTTATAAGTACACTTATGACAGATTCAATAACAAGTTCCGCTACATTCCTTGCAACCCAGACGTTGCTGGATTGATGGTTAGAACAAGCATTGTTGCTTATCCTTGGTTCTCTCCTGCAGGTCAACAAAGAG